GTGAAAGGAGGAAAGCCCCCGCGGTACACTCCCCGGCCATGGTGTGGAAAGCAAAGAACCACCGGCCTTTCGGCTGGTGGTTCTCGGTATTCGTTTCAGGGTTTCACCCCTGCGCTGCTTTCCATGCTATCAGTATAGCACGGTCAATAGTCCAAAAGCGTCCAAACTTTTCAGGGGCGATTATTCCGCCCGTGCGGCCCTGCCCGCTGCTGCTTCCGGGCCATGTATTCCTCCAGCAGTTTCCGGTTGCGCTTGTTCTCCAGGATTTTATCCAGGGCGGCGTTGTAGTAGTTGAACACATTGGACCGGCTCATGTAAAGGGCCTCCGCGATCTTATCCCAGCCCCGGCAATCTATGTGACGCATTTCCACCACGGTGCGCTCGGTGGAGTTGGCGGGTAATACGTCGATCAAGTCCATAACGTTCAGGACGGCCTTGGCCATTTCCTCCCGCTGCTCCTCGATCCTGTCCTCCACTTCGGAGATCCGAAAGACAACGGACACGGATCCGTCCGTCTTTGTCGGCTTGGTCGGCGGCGTCAACCTGAACGCGGACCCCGTACTGGGCGCCCGCAGTTCGCTGGAAAGGACGCGGTGGCGCTCCTCCAGGATCCGCTTTTTCCCCACAGCCGTGTGGTACTGCTGCAGGTATTCCTTGACAGCCTCACGGCCCAGGGTTTCGTCCGTTGTCTTTTTGCTCATTCTCACACCTCGGTAATGTCGTACCCAAAACGGTCCTTTAGCATTTTCTTTTTCATGGCATACTTGGCCGTTCTGGTGGCCTTGCTCTTTACGTCCTCCACGACGAACTCCCAGGGCACCCCGCTTTGTTCTGCGTAGTATGGCGCATGACTTCCGTATAGCTGCCTGTTTGGCGGCTGGTAGTATGTAAAATCCGCCTTGTAGCGGATCGCCCGCACCCGCTTTCCCTCCGTGTCGGTAAACGCTTCCTGCAGGGTGAAATCCACCTGGAGGCGCAGATCGCGGATCTGCCCCCTTGCCTGGCGGGTAGCCAGAACGTCGAACCTGCAGGCTTCTTTCTGGCTGTCGAAATGCAGGACGGCCCCGGAGGCTGTCACCCGCTCGGTGGGGGTGTTGTGGTATTTCGTGCCTTTTGCCGGATCCTGCGGCGGCGCGGCGGGAGGTGCTGGCCCCCGCCGCTGTTTCTGCTGCTCCATGTACTTTTTCATGGCCTGCGCCTGGTACTTCGGCGGCAGGTCGGAAACGTTTATGGCCATTTATTCGCCCTCTTGCGCGGCGTTGCTTTTCCCGTGTATGCTTGCGATCAGATATTCCCGCGTCAGCATGGCGGCCTCCGGCACGTCAGCGCCTGCGTTTCTTATGGCCGTGTAGAAAATCCACGCCATTTCTGCAATAGCTCCCACGGCGTTGGCCACGTCCTGGCTGTTACTCATGTTCTGGCTGTTACTCATGTTCTGCCTCCATTTCGTCCGGGATCTCAACGTACTGCCACGACATGGGCGGACGGTCCAGGCCGAACTCCGCCAGAGGGCTGGGCGCGTCGAACTTCTCCGGTGACTGGACGATCCAGCCGGAAAGCCGCCTGCCTTTTGCGTATTTCAGCAGATCCTCACGCGGAACGCATGACATTTCTTCCAGGTCTTGCATGGTTCGGTATGATACTTCCCCAGGGCAAAGGAATTGACCTTGCACCGCTCCGGTGCCGCTGACGTACACCAGGACGGTCACGGGCCATTCAAGCCTTTCATTTTGCGGGTGTGTCTTTCGGATTTCCAACGTTTTTTCTCCGTCCAGGATCTTCTCCCACCACTCCGGTTTCATGCTCATAAGCACAGCCAGCATATTAACCTCCGTTCTTGCCAGGCAGCGGAACGAACCGGCATTTATCCGTTGCGAACTCCGCCACATGATGGAGCGCCATACAGGCCAGCATAATATCCGCCATAAGTTCGTCCGCGTCCTCTGCGCCCCGTCCGTCCTTGTTGTGTGCCCGGAGGCTGGCGGCCAGCGCGTTGCCCAGGTCCTCCAGGTTCTTGGCGGCTTCCTGCCACCGCTCTTTCGGCAGGGTATAGCCGATTTCCACCTTTTCAGCGTCCTGCATGGCTCACACCTCCCACGGGAAAGCAGAGGCAGGGAGATCCGGGAAATGCTCCCGCAGATTGTTCTTGAAGAAAACGGGGATCTCGTTCTCTGCGCAAAACGCCACAATGTCGTCCACCCACTTGCGGGCGGGCGTCACCTTGTCCGGTCGGTTGCCGGTTTCGGCGCCCAGGATCACCCACTCCGGTAAACCCTCCGCCGCGGCCATGTCCACCGGCCCCAGCAGCGGCTCCATGCTCCAAAAGCTGTTGATGTTCATACCCTGCATGACGTACATTCCCACCGCGTCCATGTTCGCCACGGTGCTGCCATACCAGAAATTGCTTTCGTTTGGCAGGAGGGCCAGGTGGTCCAACTCCAGATACCGGGCCGGGTTCTTTGTCAGGAACAAATAGCGGTGCTGGGGTGCCTTGCGGCAGGCGTCCAGCACCTCCACGATCCAGGAGGTGGGCACCCAGCGCCCAAACAGATCCGCCATGCTGCAAACAAACACGGTCTGCGGTTCCTTTGTGTTCTGCGGCTGGCCCAGGCGGTAGCGGTGCAGGGTAGGCTCGAAACCATACGGGTATGGCGTCGCCTTGATCTTCTCCGGCAGCACATGGAGGCCGCCGGCCAGCGTGGCCGGATCCTCCAGCCCTGCGTTGAAGCGTGTGGCCGTTCGCCTGGCGTAGCAGTACGGGCAGCCATGGCGGCAGCCGGTTACGGGGTTCCAGGACATTGTGGCCCAGTCAATTTTCGTCTTGTTCATTCTTCGTCGCTCCTTTCGCTTTTCCACTCGTTCACTATGCACTCGTTACAGCCAAAACTCTGGCAGTACACGCAAATGTCCATGCCGTCGGCCATGGCCGCACGGACGATTGCCGGGAAATCCGGCAGGTTCACCTTGCGGCGCGGTTTCAGTTCCGCCAGAACGTCGCCCAGGTATTCCGACGCCTGCCAGTCGCCATAGATACGCGCCGGGGCTTCCTGTTCCTCGGTTTCCGGGTTCATAGTCCAGAGGGCAACACACCCGCCGTCCGGGTCATGCTCCCACCGCGCCGGTGTCTGGCTTACGATCTGCCCATCTGCGCCCCGCGTCGTCAGGCCTATGGTGGCCGTTCCTTTGGCTATGCAAATAATACTCATGCTTTTGCCTCCTGTTCCAATTCTGCGCGGAACCGCTGTTCCAGTTCAAACACGCCGCGCGGCTGCTCTTTGTAATAGCCTTTCATGGGTCTGTCTATTTTCCGTTGCAGGTCTTTCAGGCGCTCCCAGTATTCCGGCAGGTAAATACACATATTCCGCAGTTCCCGCAGGTTCTTGTTGCAGCAGCACCAGCACGAAACACGGTCCAGCACGTCATAAAGGCGGATCGTGCCCTCCAGCCACGAAAACCCGTTTTCATAGCAATATGCCAGGGCGTCGGCTTCCGTCATGCCCCATTCCGCCAGCGGGTGCAGTTTATACGGCTTCCGTTCTTTTTCCAGTCGCGGCGTTTCGTCGGCAGCTATGCCAACGTAAACCATAGCGTCCCGCGCCTCCGCGTACCTGTCTATGGCTTTCAGCTTCCCCGTGGTTCCCCAGCGGCAGAGGCCGCCACACCAGCCATAACCTTGGTGGGTTCCTTTCTGCTTACTGCAAACCGGCCTTTCCAGCATATCGAACAGGAACGGGTTTTCCGGCTCCAGTCTGGTGTACTTGATCCCCAACTGCTCCAGACGGGGCAGCATTTGATCCCGCGTGTGGTAAATCGCCTCGAACTCCATTCCGGTGTCGTAGAAAACCACCTCGTTCAGTGGGTAGCCCTTGGCAATCAGCGTTAGGAGCATAGCCAGGCTGTCCTTTCCCCAGCTGACGCTTGCAATATGCCATTTCATTCCGTTTTTGCACCTCCAAACGCCGCCAGGTCGAAACAGGTCTGTTTACCAACGTATTGGCATCACGCCCATTCCAGCATGGCGCCGCGGCTGTCCTGGTAGTCCTGCATAAACAGAACCACGTCCGCCGCCTCCATCATGGCGAAACACAGGCGCATATAATCCACGGGGCGCAGCCCCTCCGGCGCCGCGGCGGGGTTCAGTACGATATGGCCCGCCGCCGCCAGCTTCTTTTCCACCTCTCGGAACTTGGCTTTATAACGCCTGTCCCCGGTGATCTTGCCTGATATGTAGATTTTCACAGAAAACCCTCCTATTCGTTGAAAATCTCGAAATACTCCTGGTATGGGTAACCGCTGATCTCATGCCACCCGCTCCGGCAGGTGGAACCGTCGTCGAACTTATACAGCACGGCGCCCTTTCTCGCTTTCGGGTCCTTTCTCCAGCTGGACGCAGGCACGGCGGTGTATGTGATTTCCGGCTTGTCCATGTTCTGCGTTTTGCTGTACCGCTTCCCGCGCTTGCCGATCTCTCTGTACCTCTCCATGGTGGAACGGCTTTCTTTCATCAGGTAGGCGGCCAGCTTGTAGTGGTTGCCGCGCCTGTCCATAGGCTTGAAGCTGATACCTCCGCCGCCTCTTGGGACATTCTCCCACGCCTCCGTGATGATCTCCGGATCCATGCGGGAAATGATAACGTGAATGTGCGGGTTGGTCATGCGCTTGGTTTCTATGACCACCACGGCCTTGAACGTGATCCCGCGCTTTTTACAGATTTTCCGCAGGTTCCGCAGAAAGGCGGCCTTGTTCTCCAGGATTTCCTCGAAAGAACTGTCTTTGACGTAGTAGTGGAGAACTGCGTGGAGATCCCTATGGCCGAAATTGGCGTTTATATCCCACCGCAAATGTTCCTCCGCCACCCGCTCGTTGATCCGCTCCTGCTTCTCGGTGGTGTGCCCAATATTGGGGCCGCGCTTCACTCCTTTGGTGTGAACCCGGAAAGATTGCATTTTCTTGTGTTCGACACACGGACCAGCTTTCACCACCCTATGAACGTAGGCCATGGGTGCCTCCTTTTCTGCTGCTGGTCACTTTACTAATCACTCTTACCGGCGCTATACGGGGGCCGTGTCCCCGTCGCTTTTTCCGGCTTGTATTCCGTCCGGGAACCTGATATAATATAGGTATATCGGACGGTTTTCCGTCGTCTATATTGCCACCTGCGCCGTGTTGACAGCACCGGGCGCAGGTGGCTTTCTTTTTATGCCAGGTAATCCTTGGCCATTTCCAACAGTTCCGCCGCGTGTTCCTGGTCAATGATTTTGACCTTGCCGGGCTTCTTCGGATCTGCGTCGATGGCCCAGCACGTTTTCTTTGCCAGTGTTTCCAGCTTGTTCAGTTCCTTGTCCAGCCTGCTTTTGTAATAGTCCTGTTCTTTACGCCAGGCCACAAACTCCATGAACTCCTCTGCGGTCATATTTACAGTTACTTCCACGGTGCCCTCCTTACGGCGTGGCCGCTGCTATTCTGTCAGCTGCCATTTGTGCATAGTCGGGGTTGATCTC